AGAAATCTAAGCAAAAAGATTTTGAGAAGTTTATTGACAAACTCTATAAGATTGGCATTCAAGACCTGAAGATTGTTGAAAACTTTGAGATTCAGGAAAATGAAAACTTTGTAATTGACGAAGAAGAGAATACAATTTCAATTCTGAATCGTTATATTGATGAATCCGAATGTGACTTTGATAAGAGTACTATCAAAGGTATATTCCAAGACCTCTATAAACAAGCTTGCGAAGTGGAGTAAAATGTTTCTTCTCACTCTTAAGGGTCGTAAAGATGATGGGGCATATGCCGTTCAAGACCAATATGGAGAAAAGGTTTTATTCTTATTTGAAGAAGAGGATGATGCCACTCGGTATGCTATGATGCTTGAGTATGATGAAGACTACGAAAAAGAAATGGAAATCGTGGAAGTTGATGATGAACTTGCCATAAAGACTTGTAAGCATAACAACTACAAGTATGCCGTAATTACTACTAATGATATTGTAATTCCTCCTAAAAATGATAACCTTTAAAAAAATTCGATGGAAAAACTTTCTTTCTACCGGACAGCATTTTACAGAAATTGATTTCCAAAAGAATCATACAAACTTAATTATTGGAACGAATGGTGCAGGAAAATCAACTGTACTTGATGCTCTTACTTTTGTATTATTCAATAAACCATTTCGCAAAATCAACAAACCTCAATTAATCAATCAAACAAACGAAAAGGATTGTTTAGTTGAGATTGAGTTTTCTGTCAATAGTCGTGATTATTTGGTTCGTCGTGGAATCAAACCAAATGTCTTTGATATTGAAGTAAATGGAAAACAACTTCATAAGGAATCTGATGACCGTATTAATCAGAAATTACTAGAAGAAAATATTCTAAAGGTCAATTATAAATCTTTCACCCAAATCGTGATTCTGGGTTCCAGTACCTTTGTGCCTTTTATGCAACTTACGACTGCCAATCGTCGTGAGGTAATTGAGGACTTATTGGATATTCGGATATTCTCTACGATGAACACTATTATCAAAGAAAAGATTCGTACTAAAAAGGACGAAATAAAATCTCTTGAGTTGAAGAAGCAAAACCTTAAGGACAAGGTTGAAATGCAGAAGAGTTTTATTGAGGAACTTGAGAATCGTGGTAATGCCAATATAAATGCCAATAAACGGAAAATTTCCGATTTAGATGCTGAAGTTGGTACTTATATGACCGAGAATGCCAAGACCGAAGAAGACATTTTCAAATATACGAAAGAGCAAGAAGAAGTTATTGGTGCCGCAGAGAAGTTAGGAAAACTTAATAATCTTAAGGGTAAAATCTCTCAGAAAGTATCTACGATTACTAAAGAGCACAAGTTCTTTAGTGAAAATACGGTATGCCCTACTTGTACTCAAACTATTGAGGAAGAGTTTCGGTTAAATAGAATTACAGACGCTCAAAATAAAGCAAAGGAACTCCAGAAAGGTTTTCAGGAACTTGAGGAGACTATGAAGTTTGAACAAGAACGAGAGCGTCAATTTCTAGCACTATCAAAGGAGATTACGAAACTCAACCATGAGATTTCTCAAAACAATACTCGGATTTCACTCAGTCAGAGACAAATCCGAAACCTTGAATCTGAAGTTCAAACTATTACCGAACAACTTAAAAATAGAAATACTGAAAATGAGAAGTTAGAAGAGTTTAGAGACAATCTTCAAAAAACATTTGATGACCTTTCGGATAAAAAAGAAGAAATCGTTCATTATGATTTTGCCTATTCCTTACTCAAGGATGATGGTGTAAAAACGAAGATTATTAAAAAGTATCTCCCGTTCATAAATCAGCAGGTGAATCGTTACTTACAGATGATGGATTTTTATATTAATTTCCATCTTGATGAAGAATTTAATGAGAGCATCAAGTCACCCATTCACGAGAACTTTTCTTATAGTTCTTTTAGTGAGGGTGAGAAGGCAAAAATTAATCTTGCTCTAGTATTTGCTTGGAGAGAAATTGCAAGAGTTAAGAACTCTGCAAATTGTAATATCCTTTTGTTTGATGAGGTGTTTGATGGTTCTCTTGATGGATTTGGTACTGATGAGTTCCTTAAGATTATTCGTTATGTGATTAAGGATACTAATGTATTTGTAATTTCACATAAGACTGGACTTGAGGACAAATTTAATAGTGTGATTAAGTTTGAGAAAAAAAATGGATTCTCATATAAAAGTGAGGTATAGGACACTTTCCCAACTGGACCTCTTGACTTCCGTGATTATAGATAGTATTGTGTTCTCATAAGCAAAGGGAAAATGAAACTTCCAAACTGGCAACACCATTCACGCAAGGAGCAGAAGCGGAGACTCAAACCGCAGGCACTCCGACAGGCAAAGGCACGACTCAAAGCCTTTAAGAAAAAGCACTCTTCGGAGTGTTTTTTTTTATAAATAATTAGAAAGTTTTGGAAAAATGAGAGAACAAGAAGTTAGAGAACTTTATGAAGCTTATTTACAGGTTCATCAACCTCAAGAAGTTGTAGAAGAAGTAGAAGAACTTGATGAGAATGTTCAAGATGCTGTAAAAGGTGCTCTTGAGAAAGGTGCTAATTTTATGAAAACAAATCCCGTTGGAAAAGTAGTTTCTAAGATTGTTGCTCCTGCTGGTAAAGGAAGAGGAACTCCAACAGCAACAAGTGGTGGATATCGTCCTGAAGAAGTGGAAACAGACCTTTTTGACACCATTCTTGAGCACCTAGTTTCCGAAGGTTATGCCGACACTAATGAGAGTGCTCTGGTCATTATGGCAAATATGAGTGAAGAGTGGAGACAGAGTATTTTAGATGAGGGTGATAATTACGATAAAAATCGTCAAAGTGCAGCAAAAAGAGCAGCAGAAAGAAATGCTGCCAGAGATGCTGGAAAGACTGGTGCTGTTCCCGGCGTAGGTTATGTAACACCAAGAAGAGAAAGAGAAACCTATAGAGATTCTGCAGGCACTGAAAGGCACACTTCTGGCGCCAAAATGCCAAAAAAAGAAGGTTGATATTATTTTTCAAGTAATCACAAGACCTCTCCACCCGGAGGGGTTTTTTTATAAATAACTAAAAAAGTAAAAAAAATGAAAACATTTACTACCGACTCTTACGAGTGTGATGCCTATGACCTTGTGCTTGAGTATCTCCTCTCACAGGGGCACGTAGAGACCGTAGAAGAGGCACATTATGTAATGATGGAGATGGATGCCGAAGCTATTGGAACTATTGTTGAGGCAGCGGCAGACCAATCTGATAAGCAAATTGATAAAGGTGTAAAGACGACTTATAAGGCACAAAATGTTCTTGATAATCAACATCAAGGTAGAAGTAAAGGATTGAATAAACTTCCAAGAGGCGAAAGAGAAGAAAAGGCAAAAAGAATGGGAGGTCGTCTAAAAAGTCGTAGAGACGATTTATTTGGAGAACGCAATAAGCGTGAAGATTCAAAAAGAGAACAACTGAAAAAAATGTTAGGTTTATAATCTAAAATCCTAACATAACTTAAAGGAGGCTTGACAAGTCTCCTTTTTTTATGTAGACTAGGTTTGTCTCCGTTGAAGGATAAATAATAGCTCTATAAGACTACTAAATGAGCTATGAGAATCCTTGGAGATATAATGGGGAGATTTTTGAGTCAACTCATATAGAAGATTATTTTGGATTCGTATATCTCATATCCTGTAAGACCACCGGTAGAAATTATATTGGACGCAAGTACCTTTGGCAGTTCAGAACACCAAAAGGAAAGAAGAGAAAAGTAAAGTCAGAATCTGATTGGAAAAATTATTATGGTTCTTGCCCCGAACTGAAAGAAGATATAATTCAGTATGGCAAAGAGTTGTTCAGTAGAGAAATTATAAGTCTTCATAAGACCAAAGGTAAGTGTAACTTTGAGGAAACAAGACAACTTTTTCTAAATAATGTACTGACCGAATCACTTGACTCTGGGGTTCCAGCGTACTATAATTCTAATATTCTAAATCGTTATTTTCGGAAAGATTATTATGATGACACTACTAGAGCAGACTCTAAGAACATCACATGATTGGGCAGTTGATCGCAT